TGATCATCCAAGGGCATCTGCCCCAATCGATAAAGCCGCCGGAGTTCCACGTCGGACAATTCGCGGGGCGTTAAAGATGCAGTAGTCTGCTGGCCCTCAAGGTTCTGGCCCAAGAGGTTACCGAACTGTATCGGTGCCGGCAGCGTGATGGGGGGACGAATGAACTTGTTGCCTTCCCAGTGAGGTTTTGGCACGTTCATAAAATCAGCAATTGCCATATCGTTTATCCCAAAATTGCATAGATGTAGGTGCGGTCACTCTGCGAATTATTAGCATGGTTCAGGGTTGCAGTCTGCTTTCCCCGCGCCGTCACATAGGGTGTGCCTTCAGTCTTCGCGTTCGCTGTCGTGGGCATGAAGCCAATGAATGAGTCTGGCCCTATCCGCGTGTCAGTCAGCGTAGAGGTTGCGGAACTCGCGGTTAGCGTAACCGTGCTTATCGAGTTTATCTTGCCTTCAAAAAGAAGCTGTGTCGCTTCGGCCAAGGAACGAAGATGTTCCTGCGGATTCGGATGATCAATCGGCGGAACATCGAACCCGCGCGCCGTCGCCCGAGGAGACGTGAGAGGCATTACCGGCGGCTTCCGGCTACATACGTCACTTCAACGCCCTGTGCGTGCGTCCACGTCCCTCCCGATGCCACAGAACACCGCACCCTCTGGAACCGCGAGTTGTCCCGAAGCGAGCATTCACCACTGGTATTGATCGAGGCTGCGGTGCCAAATGTCGCCGTCGCAGTCTGGAGCGCCCTCGGGGCAATAGCCGCCGTGATCGTGCCGCCGTCTATATGAGGACGCAGGGAACGGATGTGGCTTGTCTTGCCGGGGCTTAACTGGAACTCCCCGGTTTCAATTGTGGCAGCCAGATTGTTACCAGTGAAGAAACAGTATCTTTTGCTGGTATCGAAGGCCGTCAACTTGAACTCGCCGCCCGTATAGGCGCGGGAGTCGAAGGAAAACAGGAACCCGGTATCGATGTTGGTGGAAAGCGTGTCGAGTCCGTCAAGCGTCAATCCTTGGCTCAACGATCTTCCGAGTATCTGATGATCCACGTCGGCGTCCGACCAGCGGCCTTCCTGCCAGTTGTAGATCAGGAGCTTGTTGGGCGAACCAGCCGTGGCGTTGTTGTCGGGGTATCCCCAGATCACCAGCTTGTTGATCGGATCGATTGCGGAGGAAACACGCGATATGTAGGTGGTGTCGAAGTTGTCCCAGAACTGCCTGTCAACCTTGTTGACGCCGATGGGAGTGGATTGGATGCCGTCGAAGGCGAAGAACCCCTCCTCGGAGATGAAGAACACCAGACGGCCAAGGTTGATGACCGACCCCGGTATCGGCGTTCCCCTGCGCTTTTCAACCCGATCAAACCTGAACACCAGAGGAGAACCCCGGTAACTCATCCGCACGATCTCGCGTTCCAGAAATATAACGCCGTATTCGCCGCCGATTATCCGCTGAACCCAGCCCCCCGCCGGGAGATCGTTGAAATCGCATTGTGTCGCGGCGCTGGGAGTGAAATCTTCTGAATCGTTGATGCCAGACCACCACACACGGTTGGGCTTTACCCCGTCAGTGGAGTCGTTGCTGTTGCCGCCAACGACGAAATCCCCGACTATCGCCATGTGGCGGAATTTAGGCTTGTCAGAGGACGAGAAGTGATCCGAGAAAATAGTGCCGCCAACCGTTATCCCCTGCACCGGATCGTCGTAATTGGTGGCAAGCATGGTGTTGCCGAACTGGGTGAATTCCCAATCGCTATCCACCGAGGTTGAATATCCACCCGACTTTGAGCGATCCGTAAACGCCTCGGCGGCAAGGGAGTAGAGCTTGGTTTCATCTCCCGCATATACCGTAACGGCACCCTCCGTGTTCGATGCCGCCGCCACGCCTTGGGCACGGGCCGTCAGCGCATCAGATTTCGTGGCTAATGCCCCGATTGGGCCATAGGACTGCTTTCTCGGGATGACGTTGTTGGCCGTCGTCGCACCGGGGTTGTTGAAAGCTGGCAAATCCGGCATCCACTCGGCGAACGGCACCGTCACCGGACGCGCCATCTTCTGCCCCGCCATCGTGCCAGAGATGCGATGAGAGAGTTTCATGGACCGACCACATCCGTTCTCACTACAAGACCGCCGGGCGGGAACCGATCAAGATGATCAGCCGAGTGAGTCTTTTCCATCAAATCGTCATACATGGCCGCCCATGTAAGGGTCCGTGCGTCATCCTCAAGATACGGGCTTGCTTCCAGAAGCGCCCCATACAGCAACAGGCCGCGTGCATTGGAAAACAGCCAGTTGGTGTCGCCGTCGGCACTGAGAGCGGCAAACTTCTTCCAGTACAGCATACGAACCGTGTACCCCGCATCCGAGAGCGGGGCGAAGACGATGTTGTCACCCTCGATGGTGAAAGCCTTCGGGCGGGCCGTCTGATCGGTGAAACGCCGGGTAAAGAAATCCTCGGGCGAGTAATACTTTATCTTTTCGGCGTTCTCCGCGTCTATGTAGGCACGCCGCAGACCTAGAAAACGGGCGGGAAGCGGAACCGCGCCAGAACTGTCGGTAAGGCGGAAATTCGTGCCATCGTAATAAACCGACACCGGCTGTCCGTTCACGATATCATCGGCTACCAGTGCATCGGACGCATCACCCTTCTTGACGTTCTTCGCGCCTAGGGACGAGACATTGATGGTGACGGCACTGGTGTTGTTGGCCTCTGCCGTGAACGAGTAATTGTCTCCCACCGTATAGGATGTCGCCGCAGTGGCGGGGGTGAATGTTATGGTATTCGCGCTTCCACCAACCTCTGATGCCGTAACGGAGGTGACCTTTTTCAAAACGATATTGATAGAGGCTTCCATCGCGCGCACACGGAGTTCCCGTCCGATACGATCCTCGGCAAGCTGGACAAACTCGGGGATGCGGCTGGTTAGATCACCACGCTCAAGCCAGTTGGCAATTGCAGTCTTGAGTTCGGAAAATTGCCCGATAGCCATTATATCACCGCCTGTGATCCGCCGTCAGAAGATGCCGGTTATCCGAGTCATAGAGGAACCGCCTTAATTCCTTCTGGTAGGCGCGCGGGTTCCGCATGAAATCCAAGAGACTTATGCCCCGGTCCCTGCACCACTCCATGAGCTTGCCATTGGGGATGGAAGCAACACGGCGCAGTTTGCGAGAGGGAGAATATCCGTCGTTCGAGGTTTGAAGACGGATATTGTTGTCGATGATCGCCTGACAATCCTGCTGGTGCCCGATTGTCACGTTATCCGTCAACTCGTCATACTCAAAGGTGGAAATAACATCTCCGTACTGATCGAGAAGATGCTTCACTTGGTGAATTCCGTCACATACAGAGTGCCATTACCAGCATCCCGCACTACCGCAATCTTCTCTCCCGCACCGATGCGGAAGAAATGCGGCTCGTCTTGGGTTAGAAATATGCCCGTGGTTGCGGAAGCATCAGGGGTTTGTCCCGATATAGCGAAGGCAACAAAACAGTCGGTGGAACATACAAGACGCACCACGGATGTCCGCGTTCCCATGCCGTTGTCGATAACCGCGTCAGAAGCGGTGTATGCCTTGATCTGGCTGTTACCGGGATACCACAGATGATCGGCTTTCGCCGGGAACGCCAGCAGGAGCAGAAGCCCCGCTATCATCAACTTTGTCATCTTTCCTGATCCTTTGCAGTAGATTGAACACCTGATCCCGATGTGCGTCCTGTGTCTGCGGCATAGAAAACAGCCGATCCGCAGCACGCGACACGCGAGGCCAATCTGCTATGGTTGCGGCATAGAACGCCTCTGCCACCCACACATCGGGATAATGGGAAGCGTTTTTTAACAGGACACCCATTAGGGGACCGGCTTCCGCTCCGCGCCCCGAGTTCACAAGATACTGAATTCTCGCAAGAACGACTGCGGGCTGGGACGGCCCCGCCGACTTGGAAATCTTCCAAATTAAATCCGCCGTGTCGGGCGAAATCCGCAAGTTCTTCTTGTGGACACCCGCCACCTTGGAAAGCGTCATGGATAGCTGACGCCTGATCCGCGCATCCCACGAAAACGTCTGGTAAGCCGCCAGATTGGCGGATAACGCCGTCACCGGAGAACGGTTTATGTTCCTCTCGAATTCCGCCATCTGAACCTCGGCAGAGAACGACCGCAGGAATATGAAACACGCCACAACGGCAGCACAGACGGCAATCCCACGAACCGGAAGAACCGGAAAATTAACGCGAAACCCCCGCTCATGCCGCAAACCGTATCCGACGGCGAGAGCGATCAGCGCCCCCGTGGGCGGCAAATGCATTGGAAATTCGATCATCTCCAAAGCACCAGCCGTCGTCATCACGCAACGGCACAGCGGATCACCCGCCCTCCATGCCCGTATCGCCAGCCATCCGGCGAGGAACAGGCCGGGTAGGCCGATCTCGGCCCATATCTGGAGTATCTCGTTGTGGGCCGCACCCGCCGTCAGGGCCGTGCCGCCCATGATCGTGCCGAGAGCGGGGAACCACGCGAAATGATCTTCCCGCACCGGATCGTATATGTAGTCAAACGCCCCCAGCCCATGCCCGAATACGGGAGAACCGGCAAGGGCGGAAAGAGTGTTGATCCAGAGTTCCAGCCGGCCGGCAATGGACAACATCAACGAAGTATCTTGGGCCAGCCAGACAACTGCGGCAAACCCCGCGACAAGAACGGGTACTGCCCGCCATCCGAACAACAGACAGGAAATCAGCGCAATCCAGACTCCGAGTGGCGCAATCCAGATATACGTCGGGATATGAAATAAAACTATCAGGGCGCCCGTCAGAACCAGCGCCGCGATGATCGTCTGAGGTTTCCCTCCGAAGCCCCAGTAAACGCAGAACGGGGCTGAAATCAGTAAAAATTCAGCAAGAAAATTCGGGTTTCCGAACCCGCTCCAATCGGGCCACAACCATATCGAAGCGACAATAATAACCGCTACGGCAAGCGTTACCGCACCGGCAGAAACATCCTTCGTGTTGCGCGCAAGCAGGAACACCGCCGCCAGCATACCGGCACGGGCGAGTTCCAGCCCGCCGTTCCGGGGATCATGCGACCATAACAAGCTGAGTGCGGCCCACCCCAGTAGAGCAAGCACAATAAGATCGGATGCCGAGGGGCGCAGTCTTTTCAGGGACCACGCCCCCAGCATCGCGAGCGCCGACAGGGCTAACCAACGAGGTGCCCATGTAGATGCAGTCCCCGCGCCATAGGAAACTAGCGCGAGGAAGATAAATGCATCAGCGCGGAACAAGAGTGATGGTGATCATCACATCGACATCGTTTGTCGATCCACCATTACTGTGGACGAAGATCACCTGATCCTTCTCGATGGCATTTTCCGCAGTCGGCGTGAAGGTATCCACATCACCCAACTCATTGGCAGCCACGGCAGTTAACGTCATGCGTGCCGTGGTGTTGGTGACTTCCGATGATACGGTGCCGCCCTGATCAGTACTGATCCAGAAGTCCAGCTTTGCATCGGCAGTCGTTATGTCACCCATCATAACAGATTGGATATACGATATCTTCATGTTGTTGATAGGATTGACGACCGCAACAGTGGCCGCCGTGGACACGTTCTCGAACTGCACCGTCAAGCGGTATGAACCAACGGTGAACGCATTACCGTTCCTCGTGTCCACCCAATCGGCAGTACCGTCCGCATTTTGGCGAAGTTGCCAGCCAGCCTGTGCAGGCGCTGCGATAAGAAACGCCAGCAATAGACCCAGAAAGGCTTTATACATTTTTTCCTCCCTAGCTGGTTGAAAGATCGGCAACGATGCCGGAAGCCCCCTCGTTGCTTGACTGCAACGTGGCTTCAGCGACCAGCAATTTGGTTTCGTTGTCGCCGGTTTTTCCGATGTCCGACAGACGGAACTCACGCAGGAACGCTACACCCCACATTCTTTTCTCGATAATGTGGGCATCGCGGGCACGCTGGAAGCGGTTGGGGAGTACCTGAAGCTCGCCAAAGTCCGAATCGTAGATGTCGATTGCGGCCATCAGCTTCTTGTCCATCGCATCTTTCTGCCGGGTTGCGTTGCCGGTGAAAGTCGAGAACTTCTGCTTGTTGAACGAACCCAACATGATGCAATCGGGATCGCCTCCGTTGTCCCACACACTCGCCAGTACGGTTTGCAGAAGAGCCTCGGTAAAAGCTCTCTGCGTCCCGTTCGTGGCCGCTGTATTGCCAGCAGCGCCATCGGACCCGCCTGTTCCCCTCGAAGTATTCGAGGCATACCAAGCGTTGATCGACCCTAACTTGCGGGCCGTCGTGGCGTTGCCGGTGACTTCGGCAGTGTTCTCCAGAAGTGTCGTTTCCAGATCGCGCTTCAGTTCCCTTATGCGCTTCTCAACCTGATACGCCATTTCCTTGGAACGCCCGGCTTTCAGTACGGCTTCCTGAGTGCCGGTAACACGCGGTGCCTTGTCCATGATCTGTGCCGTGTTGGACAAGCGCGTGGTTGCCGTCGCCGCATCCACGGAGAGAGCATCGCCTTCCAGAACCGCATTGGAAGACGAGGCCGCTGCAAGAGCATCGGTCTGCCACTCATGGAGTACGGCTGTTGCCGTGTACTTCTCGACACTTGACAGGAACGGTGTGTCGATTGGATCGATGTTGTAGATCAAATCCGACAGGTCTTCGCGGTTACCCTTTGCCGAATATGTCGTGAAGGAACTTGTTTCGAGAGTCATTTTTTCCTCGTTAGATTCTGCTTTGCAAGAGGCCGACTAGGGCATCTCTGTCCTTTCCGCCGCTCTCTTGAAGGCGTTTCATCAAGGCAGTATCCCGTTCGGAGGAGTCAGTCGTGCGATCCGGTGCAACCCCCGGCCTGATGGCCTTCGGCTTGCCCTTCACTTTTTTCGCAGCGACTTTTCGCTTGTCCTGAATCTCGCGGTAGAGCATGGCGTCACGGGCCATCAAAACCGTGCGATGGTCATTGGCGCCGTTGATCTCTTCATCCGTAAATCCGCGCGTGTGCAGATACGAGGTGATGCGATCACGTTCCGTGCGTGCTTTATCACCGTCCGACCAGTGTGGCAGAGCTTTGAGAAGAGACTCGGTTTCGCCATTCAGATGGGCAGTATACGCAAGCTGGTTCTCTTCCTGCTGCTGCTGCGCCATCTTGCGACGTTCCACATTCGCTTCCCTAAGATGTGCTTTTTTCTGATCGAGCCGGTGCTTGGCACGCACATACTCGTCCGTATCGACTTCAAGCAGAGCCTCCAGTTCCGTCTCTTCCTGACGAACGGATTCCTGAAGATTCTGAAGCAATGGCCCCATCCGTTCGGCATATTGCTGCCGCTCGGCCGCGACTTGACTCAAGGCGACTTCATGTGATCGCCTCTGTTCCGTCATTTCGCGGTTGGTGCGTGAAAGAAGATCGTCCCTGTCGCGCTCCCGGCGTGCAGTGGCTTGCTGCATTTCGGGTGAGAGCGAACGGAATTCTTCTCTCTCTGCCTCGGAAAAACCTATCGGAGGATCGATGACCTCAGTCGGTTCGACCTCCGTCTCGTCTTCTTCAACAGTTAACTCATCGCCTTCCAGAACCGCGTTTGGCTCCTCGGGCTTGTCCTCACTTGTATCCTCTGCGGCCTCGGCATCGGTGGGCACATCTGGCTCCGACAGGATCAAGTCAATCTGCGCCGCAGCGTCCTCGGTCCCCAACGGGGTGGCGGATTCAGCCATCGGTTACTCCATTAAAAAAGCCCCCAGCGGGGCTGGGCGAAACTATTCCGTGCCGAATATTCCTATCGGCACTTCTCTGACCGTATCATCGGCCATGTGCATGACAAGAAAGGTGGTTTCCTTGTTCCCTACTTTCCTGACGACGACACCTAGGACGAACCCTCGATGGGTTTTCCCTCTTTGCTTCCAAACAAGATTCTTCATTATCTTCCCCGGAATAAGCCCTTGCGCTCGGTATCCTTCAATATATCTTTCGCGACGGTGCCGTCACGCACATAGGTATGAAGGGCCGTCACGATACGCCCCAGCGCATCGAGGCCGATGCGGATATTCCTCCGCCCGACATCGTCGGCCAAGTCACTTTCGGAAAACTCGACATAGAACTGATCGCGTATCGCCTTTACGGCATCCTTGAACAGGTCTTCATCGAGAAATTCGGAAACCCGACGGGCGCGTTCGGCAACCCGTCGAGCTTCCGTTTCGTCTGCGTCAGGCATACGTCTTTTTGTTATCGGATTTCCCGACGACACGATCTTTGAGACGCGAGGCGACAACGGAAGCCCCAACGGCCTTCCACCCCTTGACGGGGGTCATGCCGAGTTTGGTGGTTTCTTTGTCGGTATACGCATCTGCACTCTTGTGGTTCTTATGCTTCACTTTCTCCTCCGTTAATTGCGGCCTTGGCCGCTGCTGCGTCACGCTTCAACGAAATTTCAGCATTCGTTGCAGCGGCTTTGATGTCGATACCCGCCTTGGTTTCGGCCTCTTCAAGGCCAAGCTCAGTCAGCTTTCTCATGTGTTCAAGGTTGATCTCGATCATCTTTCGCTCATGTTCCTGTGCGCCCTGCTGCTTTTTGAGAGCAAGTTCACCTTGGAATTTTGCCTGATCAAGCTGTAATTCGGCCTGCATCTTTTGCATTGCAGGATCGGGTTTCGGCTGGGGCGGCTGGGCCATACCATCCATCAGGAACGTCTCGGGGTTCTTGAAGCCGAGAGCGTGGATAAACTTCGATACCACGTTGTGGATTTCCTTGATCCCGACCAGCGGCCCTTCGGCACCTCCCTGATAGCCCACGATTGTCTGCATGATCTCAAGCAGCTTGCCAAGACCGGAGAGACGCTGATCTTGGCTTCCATGTCCGATCCCGACCGAAATAGTCATGTCGAAAGAAGTGTCCCATGAACGCGGGTCCATCTTGATGTCCTTGCCGCGCAACCGCACCATCCGCTCGCTGTCCTGTTGCTCCACCACAAGATGCAGTATCTTGCCAAAGGCATCCTTGACACCACCCTCGGCAAACACTCTGGCGATCAACAGGATGCGCTGTTGCTGGCGGTTCAGCAGCATCCCCATGCCACGGGCAGTGGTGTTCATCGCATCGGGATCGAGTCCTTGGCCGTAGCGCGTGACGCCAGTGCGCGTCTCACGCACCGTGTCGGCATACTCGATCAGCGGAAGACCCTCTCCCGCTAGGGAAGAGCTTCCAAGGGGGAAAATGTGGCCGCCCACGTCACCGTTCGGGGTATCGACCCGAACCGGCGCGGCGATGCGGTTGCTCAGATAGTCTTCGAGATTAACTTTCGAGGAAATCGCGGCACGCTGGTTGTTCGCGTTGTACATGCCGTCGAGTATCTGCCGCCAGATGGTTGACTTGATCTCTTGGATGTCCTCGACAAGCTCGGCAAGGGAGCGCCCATAGAACTTGTGCGGCATCCGTATCGGCGTGATCGAGACAAACGGGACAATGTCCGCGTCCTCGTTGAGAAGAATTTCATAGGACGACCCTGCCGTCATTATACGGCGAAGCTCGGCGATCCCGTCGTCGTCATAATCGATCTTCAGATAACTGTCGTAAATCCAGATTTCGCGAGTGGATTCATCGGCGGTGTCGTTGTAGGGCCACTCATCATCGCGGTTGAAGCGCGTCAGGCGCTCCTCGTTGTGTTCGCTGGAATCGTGAGACGGCAGGTTTTCAACCAGTTTCCTGTCGAACCCCATCTGGATAAGATCAGAAACCGTTTTCTTGGTGCGGTGACAGGTGAAATTCGCATCCGCGATGCTGCGGGTGCGGCGCTCGATCAGGAACTCCTCGGGAGGAAGGGTTTCCACTTTCACCCGCCCCTTGGTTATAACCCGCTCGATCTTCACGTCATGGATATATTCAAGCGCCTCCGGTGGAATCCCCATTGGCCCCGGCGGCAGCCCCATTGGCCCCGGCGGCAGCCCTATTGGACCCGGCGGGACTCCCATTGGCCCCGGTGGAACTCCCGTCGGACCCGGTGGAGTCCCCATCATTTCCGGCGGAACTCCTGCCATTTCCGGCGGAATTCCCGCTGTTTCCGGCGGGGGTGCCATCATTTCCGGGGGAGCGCCCATCATTTCGGGCGGAGTACCCATCATTTCGGGAGGAGCGCCCATAGGTTCCGGCGGGGCGGCCATCATTTCAGGCGTCACCCCCATCATCTCGGCGCTGTCAACGAGCGCCTGCGATCCCTCGCTCAGAACGCGGGTGTGTTCAAGAACCTCAACCTCGTCATCAGCCACCAGAATGGCGAACTCGTCGTCCGTCATGCCGCTGTAGAAATGCTTGGTGCGCTCCTCGGACTCGTCCCAGTACACCTTGAGGAAGCCGTTTATGCCCAGCAAGGCATCCTTGAACCAGTCATAGAACAGGTTGAACCCGTCGTTGTCTTGGTTCCAGATATAGTTCACATACTCGGTGGCATGGCGGGCGGCTTCTACGTCTTCCTCCCCCTGCGGATTGAAGCGCACCACCTCCTCACCAGAGGAAAATATCTCCATCAAGTCAGGCATTACAGACTCCACCGTGTCGCAAACGTCGGTGGAAACCACCTGTGAACGCCCGCCGATCTCGTTCCCGAACGGCTCGCCAAGATAATATTCCATCGAACGGCGGCGCTGATCGCTGATCTCTCCACCTTCGTTGCCGGTGGCGTTCTCTATATGAGACTTGAGAATTGCCCGAAGCGTGGTGTCATCCATCTTCATCCGTGCTTCTTCCTTTTTTCGTCCTTGCTCATATCAGGTTGTTCGAGAAGTGCCCGGTTGGATAGTCAATCGGCTTCATAAAGTTGCGCGCTCCACCATGGGCGAAGGTGAGGCAGAAGGCATCGGCCAGATCGGGACTTCGCAATCCACGCCGCCGCATGTCGTCCTTGCTCTCCACCTTTATCTTGCCGGCAGAGTTCACCGCATACTGGACGGTACTCAGTTCGGCGGCCAGAACCGGATCATCCACCGCAAGGCAGTCCTTTTCCTCAAACCAGCCACGGGCACGAAACCATAACTCGTCCCGAAGACGCTGGTACTCTTCCTTGACGGTGGACATCTCAGCGACATTTACGCCTCTCGCGGGCAAACCCTCCTCCCGCAGGCGGTCCACCACCCCGGCACCGTAACCGATACTGTCCACCAAAATGGAGGAAGGCTGATCTTGGGACGGAGTGTTCTCGTACTCCAGCTTCACCAAACCAGCCGTCTGCATCAAGTCCTTGTTGCGCCAGACTTTCGCCTTCTCCAGCACATGGTTCCGGCACCGCTTTACAAGAGCGGTCCTGTCGGTTCCGAAACGGGCCACGTCCAGCCCCCACATCACATCGCCCGCAACCGGCTCCACCTCGCGGTGGACGGCTTCCTCTATCCATTCAAGCGGGATAACGGTGTTATCGCCGGAACGCGGGAACTCGCCGAGAACTCTCACCCTGTAGACGTTCGACTCTTCCCCGTAAGCGGCGGCCACGTCATCGATATGCCCCCTCGCCCGCACGACATCCTCCGAGTTCACCCTCATGGTGTGCCACTTGTCGCGCAGCGCATGGTGCGTCTTGTAGAAAAACCCCGATCCCCGAGTGGGGTTTCCAACCATCAGCATCTTGGCATCAGGAGTTGAGAGAACGCCAAGGCCAAGCTCGAATACCTTGTCCTCTATCCCCGAAGCCTCTTCCATCAGGAACAGCATGTTTTCCGAGTGCAGCCCCTGAAGAGCCTCGGGACGATCATGGGAGGCAGTCCGCGCCACCATGTAGTTGTACTCGGGGTTGTCCTTGAGCGAAAACCGCTCGGCCTGCTTCTCGATCCTGCCCGACAACTCCTCCGGCATGTCATGCAGCCAAAGGGCTATCTCCGGCCATACCACGTCCCGTAGCTGATCTTGGCTGTTCGCGATCACCCCGATCTTCACCGGAGTCCGCGTCAGCATGAACCACAGCGCCACCCACGACAGGTAGGCTGTGTTGTGTGTGACAATGTGATCCCGCGTCACATACGTTCGGGACGGATGAGACACAGCCAAGCAAACAGCCTCACCACTGCCCGCAGGCTCAACGGACTCGATAAACCGGCGTCCAACCCGTTTCCTGTTCCTGTGGGCGTGATGTGGTCTGTAGCGGTTGGCCTTGCTCGGGATGCGAAACGGTGAAAACCCCTCCGGCATACTGATGAAAACGCGATACACTCTCCGGCACCGCTTGCCGTTGTAACTGCCCCACTTTTCGCTTCGCCTTGCAACACCCCCGAGACTGCGAACGATCTCCGCAGCACCGTCAGCCAAACTCCGCGATGTAATATCCAGAACAACAGCGTTGTTTGAACCGACCGTCCCGTCCGTGTCGAGCAACCCCTGCAAGACAGCAAGACGCTGAGACACAGAAGCATGCAAATACCCGACGGGGACAAATTTTTCGTGACATCGCAGCCCGAACAGTCCCAACAACCGCAGACCCCGAGCCTCGCCATGCAGGGTACGGGTAGCTGCCTTGTGCCCGTACACCCGCGCCCTGCCGACATTGCACCCAACAGCTATCAACTCTTCGGAAACCTCCGGCGTCCCCTCGGTAAACTGGTTCGTTGCACTTCCGTCGCCGAGCCAAACGCCCAAAGTATACGGCTCGACAGGCAGTAATGCCGTAGGATGTTCAACCGCCCCGACAACCGGAATTTGATGGTTTAACCCGCGCCTCGGCCCGTTGGGGAACGTCAGTGTCGCTGCGATCTCAGCAGTCGTTCTTACCCCGCCCGGTTTCCCGTGCTTGCGTTCGTTCCGCGTCCAAGTGGACCACTGATGTTCCGCATCGCAAAGAACCGAACACCCGTCGTCCAGCCTCATCCGGTATAAAACACGCTCTCCCTGCGGGTAAACACCGACAACCGCTGTCGCCGCACCATCACCGGCAATAACCGTATCGCCGCTGGCGATCTCGCCAATTGGAACCCAGCCGGAGGGCGTCAGAACAGGCTCTTCCACCCCGAGGGCCTTTGCCAATGGCCTTCAGAGCTTCTACCTGCCACGGCTCGGGATCAACTCCGATCACCTCGGTGGCAAACAAGAGCGGATCATCGGCACTCGCCAGCCACGCTTCCCGCCAGTTCATCCCACCGGATGCCCGTTGATCATGTCAGACCGGATACACCAGCCCATCGACGCATGAAATCCCCTCAATGGGACGAGACGGACATCCGCCATCCTGCCCTTCTTCAGCCAGAAATGACGAATTTTTTCAGAGAGTTCGGCAGCATTATCCTTTGCAAGCCAGTTCTTGGTGGGTTGCGGCGGTGCCAGCAGGCTCGGCTTCTTTACCTCGGGCGCGGGAGTTGTTTTCATGGTAGCTCCTGAATTAACACGCAATGCACTGCCTCCCTCTTACCTAAACCCCCTCTTTAGGTAACATGGCCGCACCGCGTCATGGGAAAACCTCATGTGGCAGAGGCCCGTAGCACTTTGTAACATTCCGTAGCATTGCTACGAGGTGCTACATATCTGTTATCTCTTGGCTCGGCTCTTCTTAATTTTCGCTGCTTTGCGGGTAAGCCTAGTAATTCTCTTGGTTTTCGGACTGCTGGCAACAGACTGTAAGGCGGTTATAACCGCCTTGTTCCATGCCCCAGTGGCCCCACCTGCACCCTCTTTTCTTTCGATAAGACGAGACTTTATGTTGGCCTTGTTCAGGGAGGCAGTGGCCTTTTTGTTGACCGCGCCGGTTTTGGCGTCAACAACCAGCACCTTGAGAGAGGCAGGCATATCGATCTCCGTAATTGGGCTATCCAAAACGAACTGGTTCGCACCACGCCACGGGAAAACCCCGTGCGGCCATGTTAGCCATCCAAAAAGCTGTGGTAAAAC